GAAATGGTGATCTAGTCCAAGAAATGTATATTGTAGGTAATGGAGCCTCATTTACTTCAGTTGAAATTGAAATTGGTGGCCAAAAAATAGATAAACATTATAGTACTTGGATGACTATTTATGATGAATTATTTGAAACTAATAATGGTTTAAAAGCAGCCATAAAGACTGGATTTACACCATTAAGATTCTGGTTTAATAGAAATCCTGGTCTTGCCTTACCTTTAATTGCTTTACAATATCATGAAGTTAAAGTTGTTGTTGAAGGCGCTTCCAACTGTAACAGTTTATTAGTTAATTACTTATATTTAGATACTGATGAGCGTAGAAGATTTGCTCAAGTATCTCATGAATACTTAATTGAACAAGTCCAACATACTGGAACTGAATCTCTTGGTGCTGTTACTTCTAAGAGTATTACTTTAACTTTCAATCATCCTGTCAAAGCTTTATTCTGGAAAGTAGCTGGAAATACTTTAACTTCTTATACAGCTAAATTACAATTAAACGGACATGATAGGGCTGCTGAACAAGGACATATGTACTATACTGGTGTTCAACCATATGAATGTGGATTAAAAGGTAAGGGAGCTTTAAGGAATGCTACTGTTGATACCACTGTTTCAGCTATGTATTCATTCTGTTTAAAACCAGCTGAACATCAACCTTCCGGTACTTGCAACTTCTCAAGAATTGATAATGCTCGTCTTGTATTATCAAAAATACCAGACGCTGATAATACTACAGCATTAAATGTATTTGCTCTTAACTATAACGTCCTTCGTATCATGAGTGGTATGGGTGGTCTTGCTTACTCTAACTAAAAACTTTTTAGAAAAAAGTTTAGACAAAAATAAAGCTTTTTAGAAAAAAGTTTAGACAAAAATAAAACTTTTTAAAAAAAAGTTTAGACAAAAAATAAAGCTTTTTAGAAAAAAGTTTTAAAAGTTTAATTAAAAATAATTAAAATATTAAATAAATTATTAATATTTTTTTTTTTGAAATTTTTTTCTATATATATAATATAAAATGGGTGGAGGTTTAATGCAATTAGTCGCTATGGGTGCTCAAGATGTTTATCTTACAGGTAATCCTCAAATTACTTTCTTCAAAGTTGTCTACAGAAGACACACTAACTTTTCCAAAGAATGTATTACTCAACAATTCAATGGAACAGCTGATTTTGGTTCATCTGTAACCTGCACATTAGCCAGAAACGGAGATCTAGTCCAAGAAATCTACTTAAAAGCTACATTAGCGTGTGGTGTTGCTACTGATGATTATGATTTTGTATTAAATGATGTAACATCATTAATTAAAACTGTAGAAGTTGAAATTGGAGGTCAAAAAATTGATAAACATTATTCTCAATGGTTAGATATTTATAATGAATTATTTGAAACTTCGCATGATTACAGAACTGTAATGAATACAGGTAATGGAACAGATGTAAAAGATGATGAACCTAAAAGTGTAACATGCTATATTCCTTTAAGATTTTGGTTTAACAGAAATCCCGGTCTTGCTCTACCTTTAATTGCTTTACAATATCACGAAGTTAAAGTAAATGTTACATTAGGTGCCGCTACTGACTTATTTGGACACGCTGATGATACCAATGCTGTTGCCACTTCTGGAAAAGCATGTGCTGCTACTGGTACCGGTACTACAGTTGGTGTTGTTTTATCATCTGCTGATTTATTAGTAAACTACTTATATTTAGATACTGATGAACGCAGAAGATTTGCTCAAGTATCCCATGAATACTTAATTGAGCAAGTTCAACATACAGGTGTAGAGTCCGAAAAAACTATTGATATGACATTTAATCACCCTGTTAAAGCATTATTCTGGACTGGTAAATCTTGGGGTAGTGTTAAATTACAATTAAATGGTCATGATAGAGCTTCTGTCCAAGCTCATGATTATTATCATTTAGTCCAGCCATATGAATCAGGACTTGGTCATTCTGGTAAATCATTAACAACTGATACTCGTGCTTGGGAGACTGTTGCTTCGGGTGGTAATGTTGGTATGTATTCATTCTGTTTAAAACCTGCTGAACATCAGCCAAGTGGAACTTGTAATTTCTCACGCATTGATAATGCACGATTAGATGTTGGTACTGGTGGTGACTTATGGTTATTCGCTATGAACTACAATGTATTACGTATTATGAGTGGTATGGGTGGTCTTGCTTACTCTAACTAAAAACTTTTTAGAAAAAAAACTTTTTAGAAAAAAGTTTAGACAAAAATAACCTTTTTAGAAAAAAGTTTAGACAAAAAAAACTTTTTAGAAAAAGTTTAATCAAAAATTAAATTATTAATAATAATGTTAATAATTTATTTTTTTTTTCTCTATAATTAATATAAAATGGGTGGTGGTTTAATGCAATTAGTCGCAATGGGTGCTCAAGATGTTTATCTTACAGGTAATCCTCAAATTACCTTCTTCAAAGTTGTCTACAGAAGACACACTAACTTTTCCAAAGAATGTATCGCTCAAACTTTCAGTGGTAGTGTTCCACAAACAGGCGAAGGTTCAGTAACTTGTACACTAGCCAGAAATGGTGATTTAGTCCAAGAAATTTACCTTAAAGCTACATTAAATGCTGATGAAGTAACTATAGATGGTACTGTGTCAATAGAATCGATAGATACAGTACGCGTGTCAAGCACCGCGCCAGCGAATGGTACATTAGTCCGTTTTTCTGCTGATATATCAACAACTGATGGTGGTGCAACAACTGATGGTGTTGCAATTACTGCTGGAACAATATATGAAGTAGTTGATGTCTCAGGCAATACTTTCAAGCTTAAAGGTGTGACTTGGGCTGCTATTGATAGCAATACGACAATGGTTACCCATTCATCAAAACTTGTATTAGAATCAGTCGTTTTAGATAAAGATATAACTGATTTAATTAAAACAGTTGAAGTTGAAATTGGTGGTCAAAAAATAGATAAACACTATTCACAATGGTTAGATATCTACAATGAATTATTTGAAACAAGTCATGATTACAGAAATGCTATGAGTTTAGGAACTCCTGGTAATAATAAAACTGTTTATATTCCATTACGTTTCTGGTTTAATAGAAATCCTGGTCTTGCTTTACCATTAATTGCTTTACAATATCATGAAGTTAAAATATTAATGAATTTAAATGTTCCTACAAATAGTACAATGAGTGATGCTAATTTATTAGTTAACTACTTATATTTAGATACTGATGAACGTAGAAGATTCGCTCAAGTTAGTCATGAATACTTAATTGAACAAGTCCAGTATACCGGTGTTGAAAATGAAGGCCCAATTACTATGAATTTCAATCATCCAGTTAAAGCTTTATTCTGGACTGCAGGTGCTAATCCAGGTAATGTAAAATTACAATTAAATGGTCATGATAGAGCTGCCGTACAGCCACATGATTATTATCATTTAGTTCAACCTTATGAATCAGGTCTTGGACATTGTGGTAAATCATTACATAATGTTGATAGAACTTGGGGTCCTGTAGTAAATTCTGCTGATACACACTGTGTTGGTATGTATTCATTCTGTTTAAAACCTGCTGAACATCAACCTTCTGGTACTTGTAACTTCTCACGCATTGATAATGCACGATTAAATATAGACACTGTAACTGATTTATATTTATTCGCTATGAACTACAACGTCTTAAGAATTATGAGTGGTATGGGTGGTCTTGCTTACTCTAACTAAAAAGTTTTTTGAAAAAAGTTTAAAAAAAAATTTATTCCAAAATAAATAAAAAGTTTATTTTTGTCTAAACTTTTTTCTAAAAAGTGTGTTTACCAATATAATTCTCAACATTAATTGCATATAATTCATCTTTAATATATTGTTCTACATTTAAATCTTTAATAAAATTTTTAATTTGTCTCATAGTAACTATTTCATTATTACGTGTTAAGTTTTTACATAATTCATATGAATTTGTAATATCATATTTTTTTAATATTACTTGTATACCTTCAATAATAACTACACAATTATAATGTAAATCTTCATTAATTAAAACTGAATCTACATCTAATTTATTAAAACCACTTTTAAAATTTTCATAAGCAATTAACATATGACCAAAAATAGTTCCAATATTACGTGTAATAATCGAATCAGTTAAATCGTGTTGTAATCGTGATACTGGTAATTTTTCAGACATAAAATTTAATAAAGTATTTGCTAATAATAAATTACCTTCACTATTTTCAAAGTTAATAGGATTTATTTTATGAGACATAGTAGAAGAACCAACTTCATTAGAATCGCATTTTGTGAACAATATAATTAATAGAAATATAATGTCATATATCTTTATTCATATCAATAAAAATAGTATTAATTCTTTTTAAATTGTCAAATACAACTGATAAGTTCTCATAATTATCTATTTGAGTTGTTTTTGAATTCTATTAACGTGATAATCGTAAAACATCACATCTTTCTTGAATAAAATATTCTACTACTTTAATATCATATTTAAATTTTTTTTTCAATATTTTTTATTTTAATACACTCAAATATTTTAAATGTTTCATAAATAGTTCTAATAATATAAGAATATGTATTAGTTAAATACTTTTAATTATTTAGACATTTTGTATATTCATAATAAAGACCAAGTATATGTAAAATACATACTAAATTATTATCCATAATATTAAATTATTATCCATAATATTAAATTAATATTAATATATTTTTATATACTATAATGAAATTTATTCGTAGTAGAACCGACGGTTCTCAAATTATTATTTATTTTCAAAATGATGAAGGTAAAATTAAAAAAAAAAAATATCCATATAATCGTTTAATGCCATTAACACATAAACGACCACATAAGAAATATCCTTCTAATTCAGTATCAACTAGTGATATTTATAATAAAATGTACAATTGTAATTTTGAATACGAAATTTATTTTAATGATTTAGAGTTTTAAACACTAACAGTAATATCTGCTTTTGGAAAATGGTCCTTAAGGAATTTTTGAAGACTGAAATAATTTAAATCATCACCTTTCTTAAGATTTAAAAGTTTAGTTAACGTAGAATCTGCTTTAATTTCTTTCTTATTTTCAGGATTTTGTAAATTATGTTCTTTAATATATTTATTAACTTCTTTAGTTACATCGGTTCTTGCCATCATAGTACCTGTCGGTTTTTTTAGAAACTTACAAAGTTCATCCGAAATCAAAGAAGGCTTAGCAAACCCAGTTGGTTGTCTATTTGGATCAACCTTACGAGTTTTTTTAAAGCTTTTTTTTTGATACGACTTTAATACCTTTCTAAGTTCGGTTTTTGCAATTTTAGAGTCTCTCTCAAACATTTCGAATTTAGATATAAGACTATTGATAGAATCTACAGTCGGATCTTTTTTTTCACTATCAACCGATTCGGATTCAATCGATTCTTGTACAACTGATTCAAGTACAACTGATTCAGTAGTAACAATTGGATTGGATTCAGTTACAAGTGTTTCCGATACAACAACGTCTTTAACGGGTTTATCTACATTGACTTTATCCGTTTTTTTTTGGGGTTGAGTTTTTTTAGAAACAGATTTCTTAGATTGTGTTTTTGTAACGGTCATAATACTTAATATAGTAAACTTATCTTT